AAGGCGAACGCGGAGATGTTCTCGTTCGCATCGGAGAAATCCCCATCCCCGTTCCAGTCAACATAGTAGCGGTAGGTTGCGGTGATCATTTTGGATGCCGGGTACCCTGCACACCCTGCGCGCAGGGTATGCAGGGTATGCGATGGCTGCTTATGCCCAGATTTTCAGAAGATGCGCAAGCCAGGCGATGGCCTGTGCGATCCAGATGCGCAGGGATTTCGGCGGCGCCGGCGCTGTAGCGATCGTCGTCGATACCTCGTTCGAGTACCCGCTCTCTTGCCCTGCCGTGTTGTAGGCGGTGACGGCGAAATACCACGTCCCGTTCGGAAGCGCGGGAGTCGTGAATGTGGGATTCGCGCTCGGAGCGACGGTCGGCACCGGCGTGTTGTCGTATTGGCGCGACTTGCGGCCCCAGTAGACCTTGTATCCCGCAAGATCGGACTCACTGTTGGCGTCCCAGGCGAGAGTGACGGTGTTTCCGGATGTCGCCTGGACCAGGGCGCCGCGAACAGGGGCGGCAAACACGAGCGTCAGAATGAACAGACAGACACTGCAAACAAGAACTCTTTTCACGTAGTTTCTCCTGTAATGTCGGTGGCTTTGGATGTGCCGCCCGATCGGTGGAAAATCACTTCTGAAAACTTTTCAGGAGTGTTCGTCGCGCTCCGCGAATGAATGGGGGCCGGGGTCCGGGATCGAACCGGAACCCGTCGCTTACAGGGCGACCGCTCTGCCGAATTGCGCTACGCCGGCATGAGTCCCGCGCGGCGGGCGTTCATCGCCTGGGCCTCGGCGACCCGGCGGGCAAACTCGTCGTACCCGAAGATCGTGGCGCCGCGCAGGTCGAAGTAGGCGCCCGTCGTTCCCTGCGCCTCGATCATGTTGGGAATGGTTTCGCCCGATCCGGGCTCCGGGGACACGGGCTCTTCGTTCCCCGGCGTCTCCGGGACCGGGACAATGTCCTTGGTGGCGGTTTTGATCTCTTCAATTTTGGCGAGGATCTTGTCGAGTTCGGCGATCGCCGCGGCCGCCGCCGTCTGGAAAGCGGTCTGGATGTTCGTGCTCACCACCGTGAACTGGTCTTCGATCGGCTTCGTGATGTCGGTGACCTGCTTCGTGATGTCCCCGGCGGCCTTTTTCAGGATGTCGAGGATGCCGGTCCGCTCCGTGCGGAAGGCGGCGTCCATCGCGGCCTTGGTGCCGGCGAGCAGCTGGTCGGTGACGGTGTTGAAACCCTGGCCGTACCGGGTGACGGCGGTCTCGCCGGCACTGCCGCCATACTGCAGGAGCGCCTGTTCGAGCAATCCGCCCTGGAGCAGCTTGCCCGACTGCTGGAACTGCTTCACGGCATCGTCCCAGCCGGTCTCCATTTTCAAGAGGCCCGTGATCTTTGTCAGGCTCTCGGGAGCGATGCCTGCGCCCGTGAGGGCGTCGATGACCGACTGGTCCATCGTCCCTGACATAAGCTTCTGGATCGCCGTCTGCTCGGGCAGGAACTTCGTGAGCTCATCCGACAGCTGCTGGATAAACCCGAGCGAGGACTTCAGGCCGGGAAGGTCCGCAGCCTTGTCCAATGCCGACAAATCGCCGCCGAATTGCTGGAAGAGGTTGCGCAGATCAGGAAGGATCTCGCCCGTGTCTCGGAAGTGCTGGACCATCTCCGCGAAGTAGTTGTTGAGCTTGACGAGTCCCGACACCTCGGTGAACTTCGAGATGTCCCCGCCGAGTTCCGTGATCTTCGCCGCGAACTCGTCCGTGATGTCGCCCGTCTTGAGGAAACGGTCATACATTGTCTCGACTGCAGGAATCATCCCGGATATCCCGTCCCGCAGGCTCTTGAGGCCGTCGAGCAGGGGCTTGATCTCCAGGGCTTTCCTTGCAAGCGCGAGCTCATCGGCGAAGGCCGAAGACGATTTCGCCGCCTCGTCGAGGGCGTCCGCGTTCTTCTTCAGGAAGTCCGCGAACTCGTCCGAGACCGTCTTGGTTTCCTCGAACTGCTTGTAGAGGTTCTGGAACTCGCCCGCGGTTTTCTTGGTCTGGTCCCCGAGCATCGTGAGCTTGGATTGCCAGTCGGGGACGTTCTGGTTCAACGCCTGCGAGTCCTTGAACGCGGCTTTGAAGGCCTCATCGAGGGCCGTCCAGTCGCCCGTCAGTTCGCCCAGCTCGTACTGCTTCCGGAAATCGAAGGTCCCCCATGCCGTCTTGACTGCTTCGAGAGACTTCAGGAACTCCTGCGTCTTGCCCTGAGCGGCAGACAGGGGTCCTGCCACCTCGGCCAGGAACTTCGAGCTCGATTCGATATCCTTGCGGATGGGATAGGACTGGCTCTCCGAGATCCCCACTCCTTCAAGCCATTTCTTGAAGTCGTCCGGCGACATGCTGATGCCGCCGAAGTCCCGTCCGAGCTCCATCGCACCAGCCTGGTAGGCGTTCTTGCCCTTGACCGCGCCGACCAGAGCCTGGATTCCTTTGGCAAGAGCCCCCGCGGCCGCCCCGATCGCAGCCCCGATGGCCGTGCCGATGACCGGAACCACCGATCCGATTGCGGCGCCGATCGCCGCGCCCCCGCCGATGGCCTCAGCCCAGCCCCGGACCCCTTTCTGGCTGAACGAGTCGAGGAACGCCGCCGTGCCGCCGGCCATAAGTCCGCCCTGGATAAGGGAACCTGCCGTGCCGCCCACGCCGAATATGCCGCCCGTGCTTCCGCCCTTCACCATGTCGAGCGTCGGGCCGACGAAGCCTGGCGAACCCTGCGCCCCGGGATACTCGACGGGCGAATAGGCCTGAAGGAGCGGGTTTCCTGCCGCGAGGATCCCCGAGATGCTCGGCCCGGCTTCAGCCGGGGTGGTGGCGGCTTTGAGCCAGTCCGGCAATCCGCTCCCGGCCGTCCCCAGGAGGTTCCCCCAGGAACCGGCCTCTGGGACCGGGTTCGACCCGGATGCCTTTTTGCTTCCAGGGTTGAAGAGTTTCTCGAAAAGGGAATCGATGACCTTTTCGATGGACGTTTGCAGCGGCTTGAAGAGCCTTTCCATGACGATCCGGAGCGTCGATTCGGCAAGGCTCGTGAAGAACTCCTTGACCGCGCTGCCGAGGCTCTTCCAGTGCACGATCGAGTCGGCCACCTTTTTTCCGAAATCGTTCACGACCGTGCTGATCTGGTTTCTGATCTCCTGGGCGGCTGCGATGATGTCCTTTTTATGCTCCTTCAGGACCTCAGCGCCCTCGAGCTTCGCCAGGATGGCCAGCTGCTCGTTCTCGGCAGTGGCGAGTTTCGACATGTCCTCGAGCGCCTTGCTCCGCAGCGGGTCCGACGGATCGAGCTTGTTGATCTTATCCATCAGCTCGGCGCGGATCTGCGTGAACTTCACCCGGGTTTCTTCCGCGCGGATCGCAAACTGCAAGTGGATCTTCTCGACTTCTATCTGCTCGCGCTGGGCCTTGTTCATCGGAACGACGGTCCCGACAATCTGCTCCTGCAGGCGCAGCTGCTCGAGCTTCGAGGTCGTGGCGGCTTTGTCGATCGCATTCTCGGCCGCGGCATACTCCCTGAGGCGTTTCAGGATGTCCTCGTCGGCCTTCTTCAGGCCTGCGTCGATGTCCTTCTTGCTGGGGACGATCGCGGCATGGCCGATCCGGTCGATGTCGGCCTGGATCTTTGCCGTCTCCGCCATGTCGTGGTTGATGGACTTGAGGGCCTTCTCGCTTTCGGTGATCTGGTGGAGGATCTTCTCGCGTGCTGCGACAGTGTTCCCCAGCGCGGCCAGTTCCTTGTCATCTGCAAGCGTGACCGCCGCGACCTGGCCGGAGATGTGCTCCAGGAGCTGTTTCTGTTCGGTCAGCTGCGCCACTTTCTCTTCATTGGCAGTGACCTGGGCCTGCAGCCATTCGAGGTTCTCCCGCGATTTCTCCCCGGGATCGGCGAGGGCCGCCTTGAGCGAGTCGATCTGAGCCTTTGCCGCTTCGATTTGCTTTTTGAGCGCATCCGAAGGCGCGAGGCTCGACGCATCAAGCGGCTTCAGTTCCCGGATCTTCTCGATCCATTCCGAGAGGCCCTTGGTCGCTTCCTCCCGTGCCTTGATCTCCTCCCGGATCGCAAGCACCGCGTTAAGCGCCTTCTCCTTTTCCGTGTGGCTCAATCCCTTCTCGATCGCCGTGTTGAACTTCTCCTGTGCATCCTGCAGTTTTAGAAGGAGATCGACGTTTTCCTTGCCCTGGGATAGAAGCTTCAGGCGCTCGTTGTAGAGTTCCTCCTCCTTCATGCGGGCAAGGCCCGCGGCATCGGCCGATTTCTTGCCGGCCTCTTCCTGCTTCTTTGATCCCTCGATAGCGGCGTCTGTGGCCTCCTTGATCCTCATTTGCATGGAGGCAAGCGAGGCGCTTTGCATGCCGGCGCCCTTTGCGAGGTTCGCAGCCAGGAGCTTCCAGAAATCCCCGGTGAAAATGTCACTGACTGCGAGAGCGGTCTCTACGGCAGCCTCCTTGGCGACGGTCTTGACCGTGGCGAAGCGCGCGGCGAGGATGTCCAATTTCTGGTCGAGCTTCATGGCCTGGTCGATCGCGACCTTGTCCATGACGGCCCCGGTGTCCTCGAGCTGCTTTGCCAGTTCGAAGAGGTTCTCCTGCGAGTTCAGGAGCAGCGGTGCGAGTTCCTGGTTGCGCCTGCCGAGGACAGCGGCGGCAACCTGGGCGCGTTCCGCGGGATCTTCAATGGCGAGCAGTTTCGTCCTGAGTTCACCCAGGAGGTCGATCGCGGTCTTCGACTTGCCCGAGGCGTCTTCCAGTGAGATGCCGAGCGACGTGATCCCTTTGGTGAACTCGCCGCCGGTCCCGAACTTCCCGAGTTCCCTGTTGATCTTCGAGACCGCCGAAACGACCGTTTCGCCGCTCACCCCCATGAGCTCGGCAGCCTTCTGCAGGCTCTGGACGCGCTCGACGCCGATCCCGGTACGCAAGGAAAGGTTCGTGATCTGCTCCGCTTCTTCCGCCGCACTTTCAGCGACCTTGAAAATGGCAACACCCGCCGCAATGGCAGCCGATGCGATTCCCATGAGGCCGACTGCCGCCGGACCCAGCTTTTCGGCAAAGCCTCCGATCCCTTCCTTGGCGGCCGACACAGGGCTCTGAACGAAGCTGGTGAGTGTCTTGCCCAGGCTTTCGATGGAGAAACCGCCGCCCTTGGCCGCATTCGCGAGGTCGGCGTATTTCTGAACAAGCGGATCGATCGCCTGGCTGTGCGATTTGGCGGTTTCGGCGGCAGCCTTGATCTGGCCGCCCATGACCGCAATGATGTCGCCGCTCGATTTGCCTGCAGCTTCGAGAAGCTTGAGCTTCTCGGTCAGGAGGCCTGTCGGGTTGAGGGCTTCATTGAACGAGGCAAGGAAGGACTGGCCAGCGCGCTTGACGTCGAGACCGGCATTCTTGGCCATGTCCACGGCCTGGCGCAGGTCGGCCTGGAGCCGGTCGGTGTCGCCGCCGATCTCATAAAAAAGCCTGCCGATGGTGGGCATTTTACTTTCCGAGTTCCTGCTCGATCACTGCCTGGAATGCGGCGATGCCAGCTTCCATGGCCTGCGATTCCACGCTCGCGGAAGCGGTTTCGAACCACGGCCTGGCCGGCTGTCCCTTGCGGCCGAAATTGTAGAAGTATCCGTAGAAGCCCTTGCGCTTTTCCGGGCCGACCAGCAGTCGCCTGCGCGCCGATCCCGTGAGAGCTTTCCGGTTCACGCTTTCATAAACAATGACGCTCTTGGCGAGCTGTCCCGTGCGTTGAGGCGCGGATGCTTCGACAGCCTGCCTGATGACCTGCGCCGCGGCGTCCTCGGCCGCCTGGATCGCGCGGTCGAGCACATCCTTGCAGATATGCTCGGTGTTGCGCCTGAGCTCCTCGAATCCCTGGATTTCAATGCCTGCCATAGTCGTCCGGTCGCTCGCGGCGGGCGAATCCGTCGCAGCGGCACCAGCCGCCGGCGCGGCGCTCATCCCAGCGCATGCATCCGAAGGCACGGTGATGCTCGTAGCGGGGATGCCCGCAGCGGCAGGTTTCCTCGTAGTCGATGCGCAGGGATGTTCGATCCGGCCCGTGTTTCATGCCTTTGCCCTCTGAAGCTCGGTCACGAGCCGCATCGACTGCATCATTTTCTGCCATTGGGGAACCGAAGGAGACCCGCCTCCTGCTTCCAGCCGAAAATACGCGATCCACTCCAGGTACTCCGAGTAGGTGAGCGTCTGCTCGAGTTCCGCGACCGTGCGCCCGAGGGTCTCGGCTAAACGGAATCGAGCCCGTCGCTCGGGGCGCTCAACAAGTTTTTTTCCAGTTCCTTGCGGGAGTCTTCCGTGAGACCGGACAAAGCGAGGATGGCGTCCTGCAGGCGCAGGAACGCGCTCGCTGCCTTGCTCATCAACGGCTCGAGGTCCACCGCCTCAAACAGCGGAGCGCCCTGCTCGTCGCATACGGACCACTGCACCAGGCGCAGCGTGCAGTTCTTCATGCGGTCGACGACGGAGGCTTTCTCGTATTTGGTACCGAGGTCGGCCAGCTTCGCCTGCTCGTGAATAGTGAGTGGCCGGATGAATACCGATCCTCCCCATTCCGGAACTTCCACTTCCTTCAGGCGCGGCGCGGTTGCGAGGATCTGTTGTTTCGTAAGGGTCATGATCTAACTCCAGAATTGCTTGTGATGGGGGGACGGTGTGGAAAAATTTTCCACACCTGATTCGATTAGACTTACGGCATCGACCTGGAATCAGCTCCAGGTCACGGGGCCGGTGACGCGCAGGGTTACATTGAGTTCAAGGGCGCCCGCGATCGGAGCGCCGGGGCTGATGTTGGCCACGTACGCGGCAAACTTGGCCTTGGTAGCGCCGGTGTCCGGGAACACCAGCTCGAAATTCCGCAACGTTCCGTTCTCGTAGTCCTTCAGGAGTCCCGTGGTCGAGAATCCCTGCGTCTCGTCATCCGGCAGGAAGTTACACTTGAAAGTCACGTCGCCCGAATTCTTGAACGTGGGCTTATACTCGCGGTAGCCGCTCGCCGACTGCTGGTGCGTGAACTCCGCGAACTCGCGGCTCAGCACGGGGCCGTTGATGTCCTTGACCTCCGCGATCGCCGTGAACACCTCCGGGGTGGCGCCGTCGCCGATTTTCAGTAAGGTCCCCAAACCGATTACTCCGTCGCTCATGTCTGTCTCTCCTGGTAATGAATCGTGAATCGCATTGAAACGTTGAAAGTCTGCGTGTCCGGGTCGCGGCTGCGCCCGGCGCCATCGAAGAACACCCCCACAACGGGGATGCCATTGAAGGATCCGCGGTAGCCGTCAA